ATGCGCCAAATCATCTTCGATACCGAAACCACCGGACTGGACCCCGCGCAGGGCCACCGCATCGTCGAAATCGGCTGCGTCGAGATCGTCAACCGCACCGTCACCGGCAACAACCTGCACATTTACCTGAATCCCGACCGCGACAGCGATCCCGAAGCGCTGGCGGTGCACGGGCTCACCACCGAGTTCCTGTCCGACAAGCCGCGCTTCGCCGACGTCGCCGCGCAATTCCTCGAGTTCATCCGCGGCGCCGAGCTCATCGCCCACAACGCCAGCTTCGACGTCAAGTTCTTCAATGCCGAACTGGCCCGTATCGGCCACGGCGAAATCACCGAGCATTGCGCCCAGATCACCGATTCGCTGCTGCATGCCCGCACGCTGTACCCGGGCAAGCGCAACTCGCTGGATGCCCTGTGCGACCGCCACGGCATTTCCAACGCGCACCGTACCCTGCACGGCGCCTTGCTCGACTCGCAGCTGCTGGCGGAAGTCTGGCTGGCCATGACGCGCGGCCAGGACGCCCTGTTGATCGAGGTCGACGACGGCGGGCAGCAGGGCGGCGCCGGCATCGCCCTGGGGGCGTTCGACGCGTCGGTGCTGCAGGTCGTGCCCGCCTCGGCCGAGGAACTGGCCGAGCACGAGGAATACCTCGCCAGCCTCGACAAGGCGGTGGGCGGCACCTGCGTCTGGCGCGTCGTGGATGCGCCCGCGCAGGCGGCCTGAACCCGGCATGGCCGCCGCCCGTTTGCGCAGGGCGGATTTTCCGTGCTAGAATTTCGCCTCTTTGGGTGGTTAGCTCAGTGGTAGAGCACTGCCTTCACACGGCAGGGGTCACAAGTTCGAACCTTGTACCACCCACCAGGATACCCAAAGAAATCAAGGGCTTAGCCAGATCGGCTAGGCCCTTTTTCTTTACGTACTCAAAAAGTACTCAATACCGGTCACGCCAACCTTATCCGCGCCCCGTCGCCTACGGCCTCGTTGATGGCATCGATCAGGCCGCGTACCGACTTCTGGTCGTAGCGGTCGCCCTGTAGGCTGATATTGACCACTGGGGACTCGGCTTTCTGTGCGCTCGACTGGCTTGGGCCGCTGGCGATCGCATCGCTCGGCCTTGAGTAGGCTCCCCCAGCAACACCGCCACCTCCGCCAAACTGCGTGTTCTTAATCGATGCGATTTGAGCGGCCGTAGCAGCCGCAGCCGTCGCAGCGAAAGCTGCGCCCAGTACTGGCCCGCCAATTTCTGCGCCAGCCTCGTAAGAGTGCGTAATAGCCGTCCTTGCGGACAGCAACGCCTGGGCAATCGCCGCCACCTTGCCGATCTGGAACATCTTCTTGTTCCCGCTATCCATGAGGGAGGCCAAGTTGCCTAGCATCCCGTCCATGACCGCAACCCGCTTCGAACGCTCTTGCTCGGCCAGCTTCTGCCGCTCTTTGGATGCCTTCTCGTCAATGGCGGTTAGGTTGTCCTGAGCCATCTGCGCCAGGTCAGCCTCGAGCTGCTGGTACTCCTGATCGCTGATCAGCTTCTTTTCTCGAGCCTCGGCAAGCAGCTCCTGGCGCTCGTAAAAGGCGTCCAGCTCCAGCTCGGTCTCGCTCTTGAACAGGTCGCGCAGGGCATCCAGGCGGTTTTGCAGGCCGTCGTTGTTGTCCCCCTTGCCCTTCTTCTTGTCCTTCTCCAGAGGGTCGCCAGCGCCTTCTCCACCTTGCCCATAGCCCGACAGCAGGTCGGCCATAACCTTGCCAGTATCTTCGGCACGTTGGCGCACTCCCGCAAAGAACTCGTCCACCTGGGACAACGCCGACGGAGCGTCGACCAGATCCTGCAGATTAAGTTTGGAGTCGAGCAGCATGGCCTCGGCCATCTTGATCGATTCGCTCATCCCTTTCAGGAATTCGGAGTCTGCGGCCCTGGGCAACGCAGGAATATCGATTCCTGGAATATTGTTCGCTGCCGAGATAGCCTTATTCAGAGCGTCAACCGCAAAGTCGCCAAGCGCCGCAATCGCTGCGGTAGCGGCTTCCATAGCCTTGGCAATGCCAAGCGCCACCGTGCGGCCCACAATCTCCACGCCTGCTAGGGCGATCTTGAGGGCGTGGTAGCCGTCCATAAGCGCCGCCACGGCTTTTGCGGCGAGTTCCATGCCGGATACCACCGCCTCACCGAATTTCTTCGCGTTGACGCCGCTTTGCGTGAATCTGTCGGACAGCTCCAGGATGAGGGGCGCCACCTGGACGGCAATCTGATTCTTGATCGCCTCCATGGTCTTGTTCATCTTGGCGAAGGCCGCGTCAGCTGCTACCAGCTGGCCCACCTCGATCTCGGATAGAACGATGCCCAGCTGCTGAGCTTCCGCGGACATGTCCTTGATAGCCTGGCCGTTGTCGCGCAGCAGCGGGATAAGGGCCGTGGCATCGGACGCCATAGCCTCCATGTAGAAGGTGAGCTCCTGCTGGGAGGCGCCAGCCTTGACCAGCGAGTCGTAGTACAGTTGGAGCGCCTGAGGGCCGGAAAGGTTGCGAAAGGCGTCGGCGGTCAGGTTCACCCGAGGGGCGATCTGCTCGAAGAAATCCTTCATCGGCCCGCCGCCAGTCGAGTTGAACTCGCCCACACGCTCGTTGACATCCTTCAGGATGTCCGACAGCTTGCCCTGTTCGACGCCGAAGTTACGTGCCGCGTAGGCCAGCCCTTGGAATTCCTCGATTCCGGTATTGGCCAGCCGGGACAGGTTGGCCAGCTCGCGGGCATTCTTGGCCGCACTGGAGGTGAACGATACGAGAGCGGTAGCTGCGCCCGCCACCGCAGCGCCCACGGCTGCCATAGTGACAGCAGCAGCCCGGGCCACCGCCCCGAAGTTGTTCAGGGCGCCCTTCGCCCTGGAAAGGCCCTGCTCCAGGCCGTTAGTATCGGCCCCGATCCGGACATATAGCGAGCTAAGTTCGCTTCCCGTCGCCATTGTTCATCATCCTTTCAAGTCGTTCTACATCGGCCCGCGTGAGGGTTCCGGCGTAGTCGGTCTTGGGGTCTTTGGGCCGCTCAAGCTCGTATATGCGCCACCACTCAGCTGGCGTCATGCCCCAAAACTCGCTTGGGGCAATCTTCCAGCCGCGTACCGCTATGTCGTAAAAGGCGCCCCAATCTACGCTTTGCGTCGGCGCGTAGTCTTGGGGCTCGCCACGTTTCCCGCGTTGGGCCGGGCCGGGAAGGCTGCCACCACCACCGCCTGGGCCATATTGGAGATAGCCGCAGGGTCGCCGTGAATCATCTCGGCGTACACATCTTCGCCCGTCACCTTCACGCCAGCCGTTTGCAGCATCACGGCAACCGCCGTGGCCACGTGAGACAGGCGGACGTCGCCCTCCGCCAGCTGGGCAGCCAGCGTGGCCAGGGAGACTTTGCCCTCGATACGGTTAATCAGCTCCATCGTGGGCTTGATGCGATGCTCTTCGCCCTTCCAGCCAACCGTGATTTCCTGAAAAATTGCCGTCATGACCGATTCCTTTTGAGAAAAAATAACTTTTTTCTTCACGTTTATGAAGAAAGTGTCCCCCACGCGGTTTCCGGGCCCCCGCTTGTCGACTTTCAACCCGCCCCTCCCGTCTGTCCGAGAAGGGTGACGGCCGCCGGGGCAAGGCCGATCGTGTGCCAGGTCGACACACGTCTTGGTCCCCGCGCCGTCTCTGGGGGTTTTGCTGGATCTCGGCACTCGCCCAGTAATCCGAGGCCGCCCTTATCGGGTACACCGAGCCCGGCGGCAGGGCTATCATCACTCGCTCCCGAAGCCGATGATCTTCACGGCCGAGGGGGAGAACACAGCCAGGCCAAGGCGGGCTTCAGCCAGCGCCGTAACCAGGTTGTTGATCATGTCGTCACCAGAGCGGCCGAACTCCACTCGAGCGTCCATGCGGTCCAGGATCGCCACCTGCGAGCTATCCAGCACCAGAGGCTCGCCCTCGGTCACGCTCGGATCAGACACGGCACGCAAGCCCCAGATGGTTTGCTCGTTTCCGCCCACCCAGCCGCTGGCCACGTAACCCTCATCGGTCGTGCGCTCGCTGCGGATGGCGAACAGGTCATTGGGATGGATGATCACGGTGTCAGCATTCCAGCCCTCCACGTCCAGCGCAGTGGCAGCACTGCCAATGGCATCGGCCAGGGCCATGGTCCCCGGGACCTGGTGCTGCGTGGCCTGGGTGGCCAGCCCTTGGATCTTGCCCACCGTGGCCCCGGCGATGATCTCAGCCGAAGCTTTGGCCAGGACGCCATAGCGCAGCAGGGTACTCACTTGTTGGGTGAGGGCTGGGGCGTCGTCCAGTACCTGCTCGGAGAGCTTGATGTAATGGGCGATAGTGACGATCGGGGCGGTCACCAGCTCAGTAGGCAGGTTGCCCTGGGCCTTCTCGGCGCCTTCCTGAGTCTGGTATGCGGCGGCGTTGGTGTACTGATCCAGCGCGTTGTACTGGAACGAGTTGGACGAAACCTGCAGACGGGGCAGCACGTCGAACACGCTCAGGCGGCGCATGGGGTTGTTTGCCAGGCGGCTATCTCGCTGGGGCTCGACGTTGTACAGGTCGTTCCCACTTCCCGCCACATCGCCCACCACAGCCTTGATTTCCACCAGCGAGCCATTGATAGGCACGTTGACGCTTTTGACGGAGCGATTCTTGGCGAAGGCTTGCAGCTCGGGCGAACTCTTCAGCTCGTCCAGCGGCCCGGTTTTCTTGCCGTGCGGCATTCCCCGGAAGCCCTCTGCCTTCTGCGCCAGTTCCATGATGGCACTGTCAACGCTCGCCAGCTTCCCTTCGATCCGCTCGAGGCGGCCCTCGGCGCGCGTCTTGAACTCGCTCACGGCTTTGCCGTGTTCCTCGATTACTTCAGCAATTTCTTTACTCATGACAATCCTCAAGCGCGGAGTTGCGCAGTGATTTTTTGCAATTTCGCCGCGATGGCGGCGAGCTCTACGCTGTTGTCGGCTTGTTCGTCACGAATAAGCGCGTTCCAGCCGCCCGAAAGAAGCCTTTTGACCTCCCGGGCTGATAGGCCCAGCGCGTCACGCGCTGCGACCTCAAATTCTCGAATGTTGGGCGCGTCAGGGTCGTAGGCCTTGACGCCAGTAATGCGGGCGCGCGGGTTGGCAGGCATGGCAACCGCGCTGATCTCATGTAGGTTGATCTGCTTGAGTACCCGGGCGCCGTCGCGCAGCTCAGCGCCACCAGCGGGCACCGAATAGCCAATACTCAGCGACAGCGCGTCGTCACGCATCAGAGCGTGGGCGCTTTTCGCTTGCGGCACATCCAGGGTAAGACGACCCTTAGCGAGCAGGCCGATTTCGGTCTCGCGCAGCTCAACCCAAACGCCAATCGGGTTCTTCTGGTCGTGTTGCCACAGCAGCGCGGGGCGGGTGCCGGCCGCAGCGTGAGCAGCCAGGGATTTGGCAAAGGCACCAGGCGCGATGACGTCGCCGTAGCTATCCGGCTCGCCTCCAAACGTAGAAGCGAAGCCCACGAACTCACCCGGCTGATCGCTCGGCGCGAACTTCAGTTCAATCGGGGCACTCTGGAAAGTCTGCATATTTCTTGTTGGACGAATCGCAGACTCTGCAGCGCGGTTCGTCACGAACGCGTTATCAATGCGTCCATGTTGACCGTTCCGCGCGCGCGCGAACAGTTATTGCGCTTCATCGCCTATGACGCGCAACCGCACGGCTCAGCGCCGATGGAGACGTGCCAATCCGCTGGCCCCGTAGCCATACAACAAGGGCCATAACCTCATCAGGCGGCTGCGCCTGGGTGCGCAGCATCCTGCTCGCCGGCCCCACGCCAACCTTGTCGACCAGGGTGGATATTTGAGCGTCGATCTCGGCTCTGCGGATCATCTGCGCGGCGGTGGCATGGCTCCCGCGTGCTGGGCGGTATCCGAAGGCGTCATCCAGGCTCTGGCCAGTCAGCAGGGCCGTCATGAGGCAATCGCCCAGCCAGCGCGTCTCCGGCTCTCTGTCGCCCTTAAGGCGGCTCGCACACAGGCGCAGCAGGGTGACTCGTTCAGCATGGCTCAGCATGGCGCCACTCCAGTGTGAGCACGGTTAGCGCACGGTTCGTACACGCTCAGTGAGTACTCAGTGAGCGTCACAGTGGCGTCACGCGGCGTCACGGTGTCCGCTTGCGATGCCGACGCAATGCGATCGCAATGCGCACGCATGCGAACGCAGTTAGAAATCCAGCGGGTTATCGCCGGGTTTCCGTCGCGTGACGTCACGGTAACGTCACCAGCGTTACCGGGCCGTTTGGGGGTCGCGGGGGTTTTCAGGCTAGAAACAGGCAGAGCCATCCGGCTACGGTGCTGCCGCCACAGATGGCTACTTCTATACCTTGTCCCATTTCGGGATTGATTAAACATTGACCACCTCTCTATGGGCATCGATCCCATTTCGGGATTGATCAGGCATGAATAGGCCCTCCCATCAATCCCATTTCGGGATTGATTCCCCTGGGAAGCGCTTTTTCATCAATCCCATTTCGGGACTGAACAAACTGTTTTTCGCGCCCCTCGTTTGGGTCGATGGCTCCCGCCTCGATGGTCAGGAAATTCATGTACGGCCAAGCCCTTGGGTCTACGTCCATGGTCTTTTCGTAGTCGAGGGCCAGCCACGTCACGCCGACCCATTCAGCGGTGCGCGGCGGTTTCCCCTTGCGGGTCACCAGAACAAAAGGGGTGCCTAATAGCTCATGCTTAGCCTTGTCCAGCTTTCGCGCGCTGGTCCAGCCATACCTCTGCATCGCTACGAACGAGACGCACAGGCGCCCGTTGTTCTTGCCGGTGAACTGCATAAGAAGGTCGATCAGCAGGGAGCGCGCAGCGGACGGCAAGCCCCGGTAAGCCGGGCTTTCCAGCACCGGCACCGGTATCGCCACGAACTTGAACGGCAAGGCGCCCTTGCGATGATCGCGTTTAGCCATCCATCCTCCTGTTCCACGCGAAGGCCGCGTCCTCCGCTCCCATCTGCGCCCAGGTGGTGGCTCCGCAATCAAATGCGTTGCAGCGGACCTGAAACCACAGGGGCGCGTTGGGCATGGGCTTAAGGGTGGCGGGCCCACCGCAGTGCGCGCAGGGCTTCAGGGATCGCTGGAGTTCGCTCAGATGGCGGGCCTTCATTGCACCCCCACCAGTCGATAGCGTTTCACCCGGCAGGATTTGCCGAAGCGGGTAGGAACTTCCTCCCATTCGCCGTCAATGACGTGGCCCTCGCTGCGAAGCTCTGCGATTGTCGTGGGCAAGCAGTGATCGCCCATGCGCTCGGCCTCGAAGCGGTTCAGGCTGCGTTCGCGGAGTGCGGCCAAGATGGAATCTTTCTTGGTCATCATTGGCCCCCCCGAGCTTTCGCCTCGAAATGCGCCAATTTCTCAGCCCACCTGGCGGGCGCTTGCGGAATGGAAAACTCAGTGCTGGAGCGCAGATCTTGGTGGGGTGTGTACTTGGCCGCGTGTTCGAGCAAACCCTTCTTGAACTTGTCCACAAGCAGTAACAGCACGTCAACCCGGGCGGCGTCATCTTCGTACACCGACAACCGGAAGTCCCCGGTAGCCAGCATTTCGATGTAGGGCCGAGCGAAATACTTACGCTCTGGCATCTGCGGCACGATGACGTGCCGGCGCCGGCGTTCAGATGCCAAGCTGGCGCAACCAGCCTTGCGACCGCGCGCTACGGGGTTGTCGACCTTGGGCCGATCGAATCGGGGATGCGTCAAGATGGTGGCCGATTTATTCATCGCCGCCCCCCTTGATCGCCGTGTACAGCTTGTCTCGCGCCTTGTCGGCATCCCGGATCAGATCGGCGAGAATCCAGAGGATCGTGTCCTGGTGTTCTTCGTTGAGATTGCGGAATCCCTCTCCCATTTCACCAAACGTGACCACGGAAAGAGCGGCCGCCTTCACCATTGCCTCATCTAGGGCGTCAACGGCGTCCAGTACAGACTTATCGAGCTTAGCCATGATGACGTACCCCCGCGATGAATTCGGCCAGGCCACGGGCAAAGCCAGCGTCAAACTCTTGGCAGGCCTTCAGGGGGTCAGGCGAGGGGATGTCGGCAAGGTGGGCGGCCCTGGACAGATCACGGAACACGCACAGCGTGTGGCCGTGTTGCGCAAAGAATGTCGCCGAGGCTTTGCGGCCGGCGTCGAAGGGGTTAATATCCATGGGAGTAGGCTCCTTGAGCGGGGGCACTGCTATTCCGGCCCCGACAGCGCTGCAACGCTGGGCGGGGCTTTCCTTTTGGGGCTTCATTACTGTTCCTTGCGGCTGCGAACGCCTCGCGGACGCGATTCCAACCACGCCAAGACCTCGGTGCGCTTCCAGGCAAGGCGACGTGGGCCGAGCTGGTAGGGCTGGGGGAAATCGGCGTGCTTCATTGCTGAGTACAGCTGTGTTGCCGACATGGTCGTCATCTTCATGACGACTGGTCGAGGGTCGAACATGGCCTCGGGCGGTAGGGCAACTTCATCGGCTTCAGGGAGATCCAGTTTCATTTCAACCTCACAATGTTTTGAACGTTATGCAGTGTCGAAAATACTGCATGATTTGATTCTGCTCGCCAGTTACGAAGAAAGCAAGTAATATCTGACACCATGAAACATTAAGCGGGGTGATTGTGGCAAATACGCCAAAGCGGCAGCCGGGAAGGCCAAAAAAGGATCCACTTCAGAAGGGCGAGCAATTCAGCATCCGACTTGATACGCATCGCAAATTGGAGTTGGAACTCCTAGCTAGGAGTATGGGCGTCTCACTGTCACAAGCCGTGGACTATGCGATCAAGGAAGCGAGCCAAACCCATACGATCGAGGGTCAGCCCGTCGCTGAGGTTGCTCGGCGGGGGCTAGATCAAGTGCGATCCATCCTGTGGCGTGGTCTACCCAGCGAACGCAAAGAAAACATCACAGAAATTATTTTTCTTGTGATGACTCATCAGTTAGCGAGATCATGTCCGGCCAGCTTTAAGGCGCTGAGTGTGCCGGCCAGTCTTCGTTCCGAAGACGAAGCGTTCTTTATAGAAGCCATTAATGAGTTTCATGCGCAGAAGGGCGGCGTACAGTTCCTCGCCAACCAGTTGCAAACTAAAGCAATGCGCTTGGATGAAATATTCGCTGAGGCTAGGCAGGCTATGGCAGTCGGCGTCGACCCCAAAACTTTTGTGGAATTCAAGCTGGAGCCGGATCATCCCGCCAATGGGTTGGTCCCTTTAGACGAGGACTAAAGGGCGAGCTTCTCCAACGCTGTAGCGGCCACGGTCTGCCGCAAATGTCCGTAGTGCTTCTCGATCATTGCCACGCTGGTCCCGCTCACCTGGGCAACAGTCAGCAGATCCAGCCCTCCCGCCACTAGATCAGTTATCACCGAATGCCGAAGCGTGTAGGCGGTTGCTTCGGCAGGTAACTCGGCCCCTACTACAGCCGCCTTGATCGGGTCTTTCCAGGCGTCCTTGTTCCAGCGCACACCGTCGGCGCGCGTCAGTAGGGGAGCATCTGGTGCTTTGCCCGCCGCGTGCTTGGCCAGGAATTCTGCCGTAGCGCCCTGCAAGATCAGTTTGCGATCCTTGCCGGCCTTGTCGACCCCCACGCGGAGGGTCTTTAGGCGAGGGTTGTAGTCGCCGGCATTCAGTCCTGCCAGCGCGCCAGGCCGCAGGGGTAGCAGGGCCATGCCCCGCAGCAATTCCGCCACGTCCGGCGCGGCATTCTCGATCAGCGCGCGCCGCTGGTCGCGGTCCAGATACAGCTCGCGGCGGCGAGTAGCGCCCCTGATGGGTTTAAGCGCCTCGCGCCACGCGAAGTCCGTAGTCACCTTGCCTTCAGCAAAGGCGTGGTTCAGTGCGGCTCGCAATGCCGTCAGATCGCGGTTAATCGTGTCTAGGGCGCGTTTTCGCTGCTCCCCCTTGACCACCACAGGGGTATCCATCAATCGCGTTCTGTAGCCCCTCACGTGGTCGCGGGTCAGTTTTTCGAGCTCGACCTTGGCAAGTGGGGTAGGGTCTACCCAGCGCTTAAACCTGCCTTCGATATCGTTGGCCGGGGTATCGCCCTTCTCACGACGCACATGGCCCACGTAGTCCAGGCAAATCTGCCCCACGGTGGCGCGGCCGGTGCCGCCGCCCTTGTTAAGGTGGGAGAACCAGGCTCGAGCCTGCTCGGTGGCCCGGTCGAATCGCTCATAGGCGGGGTACTCATCAAGGCTGCCCAGCGACTTGGACGGCTGCTTGTCGCCGTCGCGGTACCGCGCCAACCAGGTGCCGGCGCTGTCGGCGGTCATCTTGCGGAAGCCGACATAGCAGCCGGTGGAGATTTTGTGCCAGTAGGGCGCCCGGCGCGGCTTGAGGCGGTCGCGGGCGGAGACGGAATCGATCTTGGTGGCCAT